ATAATTAATATTAGATAATTCTTTTTTAATTTTTTCACCCATTACATCAACAATGTCGTTATATATTTTAGTTGAAATTTCATTTACTATTTCATCTAAATAATCATCAGTAAATTTTGATAAAACATATTCAATTATTTTTTCCGATGTTTGTTCATATAGAGCTCTTTTAATATGTCTCATAGAAGTATCCCTTGCGTGTGGATTACTTATTTCACCCCAATCTGTTATTGTATCTAATTTAACTTTTAACTGTTCTTTAGATAAATCTTTATATTCAGCAAATAATTGTTTATTAATTTCGATAAAAGAATAATATAAACTATTATTATCTGTTGCTGGTTCGTGATAAATATGAATTGAAATATCATTTATATTATGAACACTTAATCCTAATTTTCTAATTTTTTCATCTAATATATCATCTTCGTGACCATACCCATAACAATCTTCATCGAATCCTTTTATATTAAGAAATGTATCTTTTTTCATAAAGAAAATACCACCTGTTATAATAGTATGTTTAATAGGTCTTGATCTATTTGCAATAGCAAAACTATATTTGTGTTCCGGAAATAAGTTACTTGATTCTTCATCTAGGAAAACAACTGAATGATATGGGTTAACAACATCAAAATTACCTAATTTCATAAACCCAATATTAATAGTTTGTGGTTTAATAAAAATATCAGAATCACTAAACATAAGAATATTTGCTTCAGCGTTTTTTGCACCGATATTATATCCCCATCCTTTATTAAAAATACCATCGTTTTGAACAAAAATATGTTTTATAAATTGGTTGTTTTTAACATCACCCAACCAATCTATTTTTGAATCTTCATCTTGTTCAACGATTATTATTTCTGTGTTACCATCTTGTAAAAGGGATAAATAATCTATTACTCGTTTAAGATTTTCCCTTCTTTCTACTGAACTTTCCCTATAAGAAATTATTATTGATCTATTCAAGTGTTTTATATTGTTTTTTCTATATGTATTTATTATTTTGGGTGGGTCTAAATACAAAAAACCCATTGATTATTGTATTCAATGGGTCATTAAAAGTTTTAATTTATTTTATAATAATTTTTCAATTGATTCACCACTATCGTCATCATATTCATAATAACCAAATTCGGTTATTAAACTATCTAATGTTCCATTAGTAGCATAATCTAATGACTGGTTAAAATTATAATCACCATTGACATTAGAATTATATGGTTTTTTGTATTTTGTTTCTATTTCGTGAGCTTTTAAATTAACTGCTTTTAACATTTCAAAATATTCTTGTAATTCTTTCCTTAAACCAGGATTATCATTTAGATATTTTTTTGCAGTTCTTTTTCTTTTTCTTTCATAACTATCATCACCATTTTCATCTTTATCATCACCATATTTTTCTTCTTCCTCTTCTTCAAGATCAATTAGTCTATTCCACACACTATGTTCATCTTGCCATAATGTACCAATATTATGTGGGTTAGCCATATCCGCCCAAAAATTTCCTGTCATATTAGGAATGGTAACACCTTTAACATTACCTTTACTTGCAGCAGACATAAATTCTTTTTCGGATTTTGATAGTTCACCTTTTTTAGATAAATTATCTAATACTTCATCAATAAGTTCTGATAAGTCTTTTTTCTTTATTTGTTCCATTTAACAAAGATAAGTAAAAAATTCGAAATAACAAAAAAATTATAATGGTATTTAATTTTTATTTATGTATTGATGATATTTTAATACTGAATTATTTTCTGATAATTTAGAATATGAATTATCTAACATTATAATACCATCACTTTCAAATATATCTAATACATCATTAATATATCTAATTAATGAATTTGGTACTTTAAATATAAAACCATATTTACTATCTACACCATTATTTTCAGTACTTTCAGTCATTTCGCATAATGTTGTCATTAAATGTGATAATGCACCACCGATATGATGCCAATCTTCGTAATTAACTTCATAATCATAAATATTAAATGTATATTTTCTTATTTTATCTTCTATATCAAATGTGTTTACAAATTCATATATTTTTCTTCTACTTATTTTACCATTATTAATATATCCAATTAATGATATTAAAAATATACTCATTGTAGTAGTATTATATTCTGATAATAAATTTTCAAAATTATCATACATATATAATATAAAGTTATTTAATCTATCATTAACTTTAATTTTTTCTAATGGGAACATTTTACCTGTTACACCTTCTGGTTTATTTACACCAAATTTACTTGGATTTTTACCATGTCTTATAAATGTATTATATAAATATTCATCTGGGTCTTGGTGTATAATTGGTTCTTCATTTGGTTCTTCGTTTGGTTCTAAATTTAGTTTAACTGGTATATGTTTTTCAGGTTCTAATTTTAATCTTTTTAAAACATCTTCTCTTGATTCTTTACCTTTTATTTTACCATATTTTTTAACCATAGGTTTAACTTTAGGTTCAGATTTAATATTTTTATTCTTTGTTTTTGGATTTTCAATACCAAATTTATTTGGGTCTTTACCTAATCTAATAAATGTATCATATAAACTTTCCCCTGGTAATTGATTAAATTCTTCAAATATTTTTATATGTTTCATATTATAGTGGTGTATCTTTTTTTGTTAAACCTAATAAATCCCTAACTTGAATCATTGTGTTTTTATCAACTTCTGTTATTTTATTCATTATTGCTTTAACACTATCTTTTTTATCTGTTACTGTTATTGCGTCAATTTTAGCATTTATATCTTCTTGTTTTGGGTTATTTCCTTGTTTAGCTGTTTCATCTAACATATTTTTATTAGTTTTATAAATTGCATCATCAAACCAATTAATAATTACTTCTTTTAATTTTTTTATATCATCTTCAGTAATGGGATCACCTTTAGCTTCATATAATTTATCTTTATAATCTTGGTGTAAATGTTGGTTTTCAGATGTTTCACCTGCAGCTTTTTCAGTTCCTTGTACATTTTCACCTGTAGTTTTTTCAGTTCCTTGTACATTTTCCCCGTTTGCAACTTTATCTATTTTTTTTGAATTTTTATCACCTTGTGCGTTTTCTACTGTTTTATTAACATCATCTTCAGTAACACCAAATGGTTTACCAAGACTTAATACTAAATCTTTTGTAAATTGTTCAATCCTATTATCAAATTTTCTAGGATTAATAAATAATTTTTTTGTTCTTTCTGGTGCATTTTTAAATATTTCTTCAAATGTATAAGTATCAGATGATAAATTTTTAACTGAAGATTCAATAGAAGCATATGCTACTCTTATATTATCACCAATTACTTCAACAATAGCGGGTATTGTAGTTGCTTGTTCTAATGAATTAACTAATGTTTCTCTATGCTGAAGTAAATATTTATTTATTGTAGCAGCCATATCTTTAATATCCTTTTGATTTCCTAATTTTTTATTAAGTTCTTCTACAGGTTTTTTAAGTTCATCTTTAACATCTTTAAGTAATCCACCTAATAAATTTTTAAATAAACCACCAATACCTTTAGCAGCAGAAGTACCACCAAAACCATCATCTTGTTCTTCATTTAATCTACTTTGTATAAATTCGTTATATTTTTTCATAATATTATATATTAAATTGTGTTTTTATAAATATATGCTATCAAATCTTTTGCATCTTGATCTACTGTACCACCAATATGCCATTTGTATAGATTTTCTCGCATTTTATCTTTACTTAAACCTGAATTATTATCATATATGCTTATAAGTCTATTATTATTTGATTTAAGAACCCACATAAAATTATTTCCAATCCAATCATTTTCTTTTGGTTCACCAAATAATGATACAATATTACTATATGTAGTATTTATTTCACCGATTAACCAGGAACTAAGCATATCCCTATTCACTCGTTCAAAGGTTGCATTTGGGTCAGCATTTAATGATTTTAATATTTCTACTTTTGATTTAGGTGTCATTTTATTTCTTATAGATTCATTTGTTTTATCTCTTATTACATTTAATCTAACCCAGTTTATAGCAGCATCATATTGTAAATCAACAAAATTTCTAACCCACTCTATAATATCAATGATATCCCCGGTTATTTTAGATTCATTTGAATCATAATAGCTTTGTTTTAATGATTCATATCTTTCTAACCCATGTATTTTTCTTAATCCACCAGGATTCCATTTTAATATTGAAATAACATCATCATTAACACCTATTTTTTGTTTTAACTTATTTTTCACTTCATCCCTTGAAATAGGTTTCATCTGATCTCTTAAAGATTCATTTGTTGTCTTATTTATTTTTAACATCAATTTCAAAAGTTTATCAACTTCATATTTATTAAAAACAGATATAAAATCATCAACATAAATATGCAATAAATTATTTTTATCTGGTTTTATTTTAATTTGTTTCAAAATTCTATTCCAGACAGACATACCTAACATCAATCTGATATAACTAAAAAATTTATATTTATCGTGATTAAATTTATTTAAATATAATTTATAAAGAAATTCTTTCTTTTTTGGTAAATCATAATTATTTACTATATCTATTAGTTCTTCTTCAGATTTAGGTGTCATTTTATCCCTAATAGATTCATTATATGGTTTCAGGTATTTCATAAAACTATATATTAAAATATTAAATAGGAATTGGTAATGGTTCTACCACACTTGTTACGAATGTTATGGCTATTTCAACAAATAACCAGGGAAGGAAAGTGACAATATTTTCTACAACAGGTAAAAATTCTTCACCCGCACCACTTATATCAATTATCATTTTAGATATAACTTCTTGCATTTTTTCTGGATTTGCTAATCCCAATAAATCAGAAAAGAATTCTTTTATTTTATTAAAGGTTGGTAATGGTAATTCTTTTATAAATTCTAATATTCCTTCAATAACTTTGGATATAATATTAATTATCATATCAATTGGAGATTTTATTACACCAATTATTAAATCTTTTATCTTTTCTGCATATGCTGATGCTGGACTTTCTTCTGCGATTTTTGCTGTATCTTTTTTAATACTATCTTTTAATGCTTGAATAGTTGCTGCTGCTGCTGTTGCCCCACCACCCATTAACATATCCCTTTGATTATCATAAATTTTTTGTCTAGCTTCTTTAGAATCATCAATATCTGATATAGTTTCATTTATATCTTTTTTTAATTTTAATAATTCTTCTGTATAAATAATCAATTTTTCATCTAATTTTTCAAATTTTGTTTTTAAATCTGAATTAGATTCCATTTTATAATTATTAACAGTATCTTCTATTTCTTTTTCTTCTTTTTCTAATATTTCTAAAATAACATCGGGCATATTTATTAATGTTGCTTCATCCCCCGTATATTTAAAAAGATGTCTTTTTTCTGTTGCATTATCTTCTAAATACTTTTTTAATGATTTTAATTCATTTGCTCTATTAACAAATTTATAATCTTTTTCTTGTTTATCATTTAACTTATCTCTAACAATTTTATCTTTTTGTAATAATACTTCTTCGTGTATTTGATATGCTTTATCCCAATATTCATCTGTTAATTGATAATCTACAGAAAATAATTTAATTATTTGTTGGGTTAATAATGCAACCAACCCAACCTGGTATGCTTCAATATCTGGATTAATTTTATCGGTTAAGTTTTTTATCTTATCTCTTGCAATAGCAATTTTATTTTTTAATTTCTTTACATTATCAGTTTCATTTTCAATAAATGGTTCTTTTCCTATTTTCCCTAAGTTATCAATTTTAGGTATTGGTATAGTTATTCCAAGAATACTAAATTCTAATGGTGGTATTGGTATGTTAACATCCATTATTTCCCCTAATAGAAGCCCTAGAAACCAATTTAATGTATCTGTGAAGAATGTCACCACATCTTCTATTAAGTCCTTTATTCCCTCTATAATCTCCTTTATTTTCTGTACTAGTTGGGGTGGATTGGTTAACAATGATGGTAATTCCAATGCTATTGTAATTGGTTTAGTCATTGATATAAATTGTTGGAATAAAAATCCAAGAATTTTACCTTCCAAAAAAATAAATTGTTTTACTAATGAAGCTGCACCAGAATCTTCGGGATCAAGACCAGGGTTTGTTTTCATTTTTTCTAAATATAGTTCATCATATTCCCCTAATGTATTTCCAGCATCATCTGTTAAACTAAATAAACGAATCATAGATTCTCTTGTAAGAGCATCTACATCCATTTTTACAGTAGCTTGGTTATATCCAACTTCTTCTAATTTTTTCGGTATTGCCATTATAATTATTTATTCTTGAAATCATTAAACCTTTTCATAATTCGGGATTCTTCTAATTTAATAGAAAATTTAATAGGTTTATTTAATGTTACTTCATCTGTTTTAAATCTATCTAATTGATTATTTGTTATTAAGTGTGTATATAATTTTGGTTTTTGTTCACCAATTCTTTTTGATATTCTATTAAATACTTCATCATCCGTATTCTTCAAATAATCTTCAAAAAATTCTTGAATATCATTTGCAACATTAATATTTTGATTTTCATCATCATAGAAATGAACTTCCGGATAAAAATTTTGTTTTATAGGTATAAAGTGATCATCTTCTAAATGGAATCCTACCATATGTTCCAAAAGAATTTTCATTTTATTAATAGGTGCTTGTGTTGTGTTCTTTACACTAAAAGAATCACCTGTATAATAAAATTTAGAAATTTCTAATCCCAATTCATCTAATTTTTCTTTAAGGACTTTTAATACTTCATTATCATTATCTACACTATAACGTGCTGATAATATACCAATGTCAATATCTTCTTTACCCGCTAAATGTCTTATATTTTCTATGAAAAATTTAATATTTGTGAAAAATTGTGGGTCTATTTTTTCTATAAAAGAAATACCTAAATCTTCTAATTCTATATTTTTTCTTTTCTTTTTAATTTTATCAAACATATCTTCACTAATCCAAAATGATTTACCATTATATTCTATCATCTGTTCTTCGTTTTTATAAATTCCTGCTAAAATATAAGTAGTATCTTCTTGGGATAATTTAATTAATGGTTTACTTGGATTATTTTTATCAATAATCCATACTGTTGTATCAATTGACCATAGTGTTCTGTCTAAATCAAAAAAGTGAATTGCTTTGTTCATAATAAAATTTAAATATTTGTATTATATATAAAAAAAACCATATCAAATGATATGGTTTTGTTTTAAAATCTCGGGAATTTACTTGCACCACTTCCACCTAAATTAGATGGGTTAAAGCTTGACATCATTTTACTTGGGTTAAAGTTTGATAAATTTCCGTGTTTATCACCCTGTTCTTTATCCTGTTTTTCTTGTTGTTCTTTTTCTTCTTTATTTTTCTGATTTAATAATTTAATATAAAGTTCATATTCCCAATAATACCAACTATCTATAACATTAGTTTGTGCTTTAGTGTCTTGACACATTAACTGAAACTTATTTGTAAGTAAATCAGTAATGTCAACTTGAAACATTGATAATAATCTTTTAGTAAATTGATTAACATTATCCAGTAAAGCTGTCCAAGATATCTGGGAGTTCGAATAAAGTAGAAGCTCCCCCGGGAAACGTCAATTCGGTGTGGACCTCCGTACCACACTCACCACAAATTGCTGTTAACCCTTTAATACCAAGTGTCATATTATTTACAACTGAATTTAACCCATTGAATAATTTTAAATCATCCATATTAGTATATTCTTTATGTTTAGCTTTCATACCTTCTGGTGTGATAGAACTTCTATCATATAATAAGAATGGCATAATCTTCATAAAAGAAACATTAGGTTTTTTGTTATCTTGTACATTTCTTTTTATTTCATCGTAGAAATCTTCTTGGATACCAATTGTAGGTGGTCCAATTTTCCAAGATACACCTTCATAAATTAATTCATAACATTGTTCATCTTTATTCCAAAATTTTTCTATTTTTTCGTTTGGTTGTTGTAATTCAAATGTAGCAGGACCCATATTATTAGCTGTTGCTCTAAATGGAATTGAAAATTCATGTCCACATTCACATTGAACTTCTTTTGTCAAAGTGTTTCCACCTTGGAAAGTCATTTCACGAATCATAAAAATAAGAAACATTCTATCAGCATCTTTTAAATCCCTATAAGTTCCTTTTTTACCATCTGGTTGAACAAATAATACATTTCTTGAAAGTAATTCATTCATTTTTTCGGTTATATCAACAAAATTTTCATCATCCACTACAGAATATGCTTGGATTTCTGATACTTTTGCTGCTCTGATACTAATCTTTGTACCTGGTTTGTAAAATCTAGCACCTGGTAATAAATTAACATCAACTAAAGAATATTCAGATGATGGTGGTGCATAATCATTTGTAGCAATAACTTCCTTTGGTTTTGCTTTTTGACCTTTACTGTCATCGTTACTTAAAAGATTTTTAAGATATTCTTCGTTTTTCTTTTCTTTTTCGTTCATTATAAAAAGTTTATTTTTATTTCTATATATTATAGAAAGGTGGGTCTAACGATCAAATGTCGTTAAATTGATAAAAAAATACATAATTTGTTTAAAAAATTGATTTTAAAAAATAATAAAAAACTATAATTATATATTAAATGTGATATTTGAATTTATTCCAATAAAAAACCCCTCGTTAAAGGGGTTATTTTATTGAATATAAATCTGTTAGAAGTAGTAGTCCTCCCACCAATCGACAGCCCAAGTTCCTATAAGTTCGTGGATAGCTACAGTATCAGACCATTGTAAATCTTCTACACCTGACCAGTTTGTTATTTGACAGTTATGATAAGATACTCTTCTTATAATTTCACCTTCTCTATCATGGTGATAAACTATAATTTCACCTAACATATTAGATTTATAGTTAGAAGAACCATCTTCATTATTCCAAGCTAAATCATACCAATCTTTAACCATTCTAAATGTAAATAATTGTTTAGCTTCATTTTGGTTTATGTTAAAATTAATACTAAGATCAGTTCTTGATGTTGAATCAGGAAATCCAAGGAATAATCTAGTTGAATATTTATATTTCTGTACTATAGTAGCTAATGTTGGGTATGTTGGCATTGACGTACTTATGGCATTTTCTAATAAAAGGTTTGTTCCATTAGGATGTCTGTCACGAATTGCGTCAGGAAGAAATATTTCAACCTCAAAAAGATTCTTATAAGCTGGTTCCCAATTTTCATTGTGACTACTAATTTGAGTAAAGTGTGGTAGAGGCATAATTATATTTTGTTATTTTTTATCTTCTTTTGTATTATATATTAAATTATAATTGTCATTTTTTTATAAATTGGTTATTTGTTAATTTCTTCATAATAACTTATATATTTATTAATTATTATTCAAAAAAAAATCCCAACCTATTAAAGATTGGGATTTTATATTTATAGAGTATTTATTATTGTTGGAAACCAGTTGAATTAATAGTACCAGTTTTTTCGATTGTAATGTTATTAACAATCCAACCCATACCCTTAACGATTTCAACAAATGTATCAAGAACTCCACCTTGAAGGTCAATAATGTAGTTTGTGTTGTTTGTAGTATCACAAACATTTCTATATGCATATAATGCATTAGAATCTACATAACGTTGACAAATTCTATCAGCTCTATATTTCATTTCTGAACGAATTGCAGGGGTATTAAATTTCCATTGATATCTAAGTAACATATCATAAAGTTCATTTTCAAGTTCAATAAGAACTTCCCTGGAGTGCATATAACTTAATGAAGATACAGGATATACTTGTGCTGTATTTTCATCGTTAATTGTATATCCAACATTTCTTACAAATGTTATTGGGTTTGCACCCATTCCAGCTAAATTACTTAAATCATCATAAGTGAAGTCCATTTCTGTTCCACCGATATCAGGAACTCTACCTGAATTAATACCAGCAACGATTGTCCAAGGATATGTACCAGCTACATTAGAAAGTTGTTTTCTCATATAAGCTGCTGCAACGAATGATGCAGGTGGTACTTCTTTAGTTATTCCATCATAAGTTGATTTAACATATGGGAAGAAATAACCAACTGTTGAACGACCTGTACCTGTTCCAAATGTATATAAGAAATCTGGGTTTTTATCCTGGTTAGCACCTTCTGCGATGTATTCAGTACTTAATGAACCATCATCAGCAGTATAACTTGGATTATCTGATTTCTTGAATTGTTTTGCACTTGGCATATTTACGAAACCTAAACAATTAAGTTTTTCACCACATAAATCAACATATTGTTGTTTTGAACTATTTGATAAACCTAAACCAAATGGGTCAACTAAATATCTCCAAGAAATTTTATTCTTGTTAGTTAACCCTTTAAACATTGCTGTTCCTATTCCCATAACATCTAAAATATCACTTTGTCTTTGTTCCGTTCCATTTGGTAATGAATCAGAATGCAATTTAAATGGTACTAAACTAACACCTTTTAAATGTGTAGCATATTTCCAAATTGCTGGATAAACAGTTGTATAAGGTTCATTAGTTCCTAATTCATAAATTTTTATAGCTGCATCTGTTTTAAGTGTTTTAGTGATACCATTTGCATCATTTGTGATATTGATAATTCTTGTTAATGTTCTTGGTTGTTCACCAATTTCTACCCTAGTAGTATCAACATAAGCTTCAATATAATCACCTCTTTTTACTTCTGCATATCTTGTTTTGTCAACAGATATTTGTACTGTGTTTGTTTCATCTGTTGGTGTACTTTCAATTTCTAATGTTTGTTTCCAATTTCCAATATCAGTAGTAACCTTAATTGGGGCACTTGGATCAGTAACAAAATTAACTGTTAATATTCCATTTGAATCAAGATACATAGTTAATGTATTATCTTTATCACCACCAACATAATCACCATTATTTATTTCACCGTTAAAGAAATCAACATAGAAATCTGAATATTTAGCAACTACGTTACTTGTAGAAGTATAAGTTGTTGACATTAATGATCCTGTATTGTAACTAAATTCTTTATCAATATAATATATCGCACCACCTAAGTAAGTAGCGGGTGTTTCAAGATAAAGTTTAATTAATGCATTAGTTGTGCTTGTGTACCCCAATGCACTTATATCAAGTATTTCTGCTTTACCCTCGCCTGATGGTTTAGAAATAACACCTTTATTAGCTTCTAAATTAGTTGCCATTTCAGTAAAATATTTATATCTTCTTAATCTTTCATATTCAGAATTACTAATTGTTGATCCTGATGTTTCATCAAATTCAATAAGAATATACTCGTCAGTAGTTCCAGAATCAACACCTGTTGATAAAGTAATAGGAATATCTACAAAATCACTACTATCAACTGATACACCTGTATATGTACCTGATGTAACACCACTAGTTGTTGACATTTGTAATGTACCTAATATAATAGTGCTTGTATTAGTGAAATTTATTTCTCTTAATGTTGTTGTTCCAGAATCAGTTGTGACACCTTCTTCAACTTGGAATCCATCAGAATCAAGATAAATTATATCTGTTCTTTCTTTACCTTCAGCTACTGGTGCATGTTCAGTTGTTCCTGAAGTAAATCCTGAATATTGTTCACCATTTATAATATATGATGGTGTAGAAAGTGTGAAATCATAAGTATTTGTTACACCTGATGTAAAAGTGTTTGCAGATATTCCTTTTGTTGACCAATTTAGCCAATTTGAACTATAATGTAATCCACTATTAGGTCCAGTTGTATTTGTATAGAAAACATTATTTGCTGAATCAAGTGCTACATTAGGATATTCTATATCTTCTTTAACTTTTTGGTCATATGAAAGGAAGTTGATAGAATCGTAACTTGTACCTACGATAGTATCACCAACTAAGTCCATTAAATCTGTTGGATAATCTGCATCTAATAATAAATCTTCAGAAAAAGTACAGAATAAATTAGTTGTATCAGTATCATTGTTGATAACTGTTTCTATATAAAGGTCTCTACCATTTAAATCTTTGAAGTTAGGTATTAAAGAAACATCGTAGTTAGCCAATACATCTACACCTGTTTCATTAGCAAAATTTTCAACTTCATCAACTAATAAACCATCAGAAGTAAAATAATTACTCCAAGTAGTATCTACTGATAATGTTTTATAATCAGTCCAATCACCAGCTAATATTAAAACATCAACTAAATAATCTGAAATTAATGATTTAGGTCTAATGTATTGAGGAACATTATTTGCACCTTCATACCAACTTTCTGCAGTAACATCAAAGTTAGTTGCAGTTGATTTGAATAAGAAAACTGTAATAGTTTTATCACCCATATTGGTTAGGTGTAGAAGTCTTTCTGTATCTTCAGTAGGATCATTCACTAAATCTAAGAATGATTCTGAATCTCTTTCCCAGAAATCTTGTCTATTGAAGAATTTTTCGTATTCTGCAAAATTAGGATTAGTAAAATCATCACTAGCATATTTAGCTGTACATGAAACTGAAACCCAGTTTAATTGATCTCTATTTGGTTCTGTACTAAGTAGATTAAGAGCCCATATTGGACCTGTTTCAATCATTTTTAAACAAGTTCTATGAAAGAAAGAACCTTTTCTTTCTAAT